CACCGAGGTCCGGAGCGGGTTCGTCCCGCCGCCAGTGTCGGCGACTAGCCTTGCGTAGACGGCTTTCATCAGATCGACGCTCATCAGATCCTCCTCATCCTTGCGGATTCGACGAGCTTCTTCTGCGTCCTCTTAGCTACCGACGCGATTTCCTTCCCAATACGGGCGAGGACCTGCCGGTTCTTCAGCGTGGGCCGGACATACGGTCGGTTCATATTCTGCTCTAGGAATCGAGCGTAGTCGACGTCGCTACCGACCTGGAGAGTGATCTTCGATCCACGTCGCTGCCCCTTCTTCGCGGACGTCCTCCACGATCGAGCGAGCGTGCCGGTAACCTTCGCAGGCGGTTGTCCGGGTCGGGAGGGTGTGAGCCCGGTCCGGTTGTCCTTCCGGTTGAGCAGATTCTTGATGCCCGGCGACTTCGCACTCCCGAGGATCACGATCCCGATCCGTCCCACGATCTCGCGGTTCGCCTCGTTCATCGCCTTCCGGATATCTCGCGCGCTGAAGTTCGTCCGCACCTCGGCCTTCGCCTTCTTGCTCATCCGAGCACCTCCTCGGCCTCGATGATGATATGGAAGAGCCCGTCCTTCTCCTGCTTCTCTCCTGGAGTTGTCACCGATCGGATCTCCCACTCCGCGCCGTCGTAGACGAGCCGATCCTCGATATCGAGCTGAGGACTCGAGTCGAAATAGAATCGAGCCGTGCGGATCCTGGTCTCTCTGCCTCCGGTCGTCGTATCCGACCCCCCGGTGATCTGAACGAACGAGCGGATCGAGGATAGGTCGCTGATGAAGGACTCGACTCGACCGCCGATAGCGTCGACCGATCCGGACGCCTTCGTCTTCTTGCCGATGGTCACGCCGTGTTTCTGGATGATGCTCCGAACGCTCATCGCACCTCCCGGTATCCGTTGAGCCTGTTCGCGTATCTCTCCGCGACGTCGGCGTACGAGGCTCGGGTGGACGTGAAGTCTCCCAGGGATTCCGATGAGTTGTTCCTGTCCGCCTGTCGATCGTTGTAGATGTCTGCCGCGATCTCGATCGTGATCTGCTCGAGGTCGTCCGGGACCGTCGTATAGCCTGCGGTGTACTCGACGAACACCGGGAAGAATCCCGACGGGAATCGGTTCGCCGAAGCGTCGTCCGATCGGATGCCGGGAAAGCGGTCCGCGATGATGTGGACGAGACCCATCTCGAAGTCGACGCGGTACTCCGACACGTTGTCCCTGGGGAACTCGAAGTTGCACGGCGCGTCGATCACGCCGCGACCGCCGAAACGGTAGAGGCTGAACGAGTAGGCGTTCTTCGTCAGAGTTGCGGACCATCCTGAGACGCTCGAGTTGATCTGGGTCACGATCGCCGAGGTCGTCCCGAAACTCGAGAACGCCACGGTCGCGGTCGAGTCGGTGCCGTCGCTCGTCACCTTTCGGAGTCTGATCTGGTCTCCATCGTTTTCGACAACTGCGAGAACGTCGCTTGAGGCGGTGTCGCTCTCGACGGAGAACGAGATCGCCGAGCCGTACGAAACCGTCGAAACAGACGTGACGGGATAGTTCTCGAGGCGGACCGTTCGCTCGCCGTTGGGCTGAACGAATTCCCGGAGTGTCCTGCTCTTCAGCTTTCTGTCGCAGTAGGTTTCCACGATCGCGGTGGCTCGGTCGATGGCTGCCTCGAGGACTGAATCGAACGAGGAGGTGGTCTCCCCGATCCATGCCTTGAGGTTCGCGAGCGATGTGAGAGCGTTCGTTCCGACGGCCATGGTTTACCCCTGGAGGACTTCGCCGCCGGTTCCGGCGATCGCCTCGTTCGTGTATTCGGAGTTCGCAAGACGAGAGAAAAAAGCGATCGCCGCGATGCTGCCGTTCATCGAGAACCCCGCGATGCTGAGGCGGCAGAATCTCGGACGAGTCCGGAGGTCGATGAGGAAGACCCTCTGTTCGTCGTCGGAAGGTGTCGTCGCCACTTGTCCGTCGATCAGTCTCTCGCTGACGAGCCCGATCGTCTTCAGTGGATCAGTCGGGTCCGTCGTATCTCCGAAGCTGAGACGGATCGTCTGTAGTCCATTAGTGATCTTGTTCGCGATCGCGAGGGACATATAGTCGAAGCCAGAACAATCGACGACGTTTCCGGTCACGCTCGAGGCGGACGAGATCGTCTGAGGGTCGATAGCCGTGCGGACTGCGATGTTCTGTCCTGCGATCATTGAGACTCCCAGAGGGTCGACGAGCATGAGCCCGCCGACCCTCGCGGAAAGAAAGAAGATCAGATCCGGACGATGGCCTCGGCACCCGTGCCAGCCGCCGTCTCGGCGGGCGACTCGGAGACGCGGGACTTGATCGCCAAGACGCCGAACGTGGCGGCGTTGCTGCCGTCACAAGTCGCCGAGAGCTTCAGGAACCGCTCGGTCTTCCGGGTGTCGACTTGCCAGACGAAGAGCTTGTCGTCGTCGTCCGCAGCCGGAAGAGCCGCCGTCCCGATCGAAGCGTCGGTGATCGCACCGTTCGCGACATCGGTGTAGCTGCCGCCGGAGGTCGAGCACTCGGTGAGCTTGAACGCGCTCAAGTCACCACTTGAAGCGATCGCGCCGAACTGGGCGATGAGGGTCACGAAGTCGCAATCGAGGGTGTCGATCGCAGCGGTGAGAGTCGCGCCGGTCTGAGCCGCCGGGACAAGTGCGTTCTGGAGAACGACATTCTGTGCGTGAATCATTGGGGTTAATTCCCTTCGGGCATCGGGGAGAGCCGGTCGTCCCGGCCCTCCCCATTTGTGGGTTGGATCAGAAGAGGAGGCCGACGACCGGTCCGCTCTCGCTCGAGTCGCCCACGTCGTGGACGTTGATGTCGAAACGCTCGGTGCCACGGATGGCGAGCTCGTCCTGCTCGAAGGCGTTGAGAGCCGAGTCGGAGACCTGGACGGTCGTCTGTCGACGATCGCCGAACGACGCCGCGAGACTGAGGTCGCCGAAGAGCGCGCCGATCTTGTTGGCGGAGTAGGCCGACCGCATGACCTGAGTAAACTCGACCGGGTAGCCGAAGAGCGTGGGCTGCCCGGCGTATCCGTCCTTAATCTCTCGAGCCGTAGTGCCACCGGCGGTGGTGAGAGCAGCCTCGAAGCCACCGTGCCAAACGGCCTTGTGCATGTAGAACTTCGCGTTCGGCGTGTCGGCGTACGCGGGCAGGAGACCCATGAACGCGCCGATGTTGTCGAGCGTGAGGTCGCCGAGACCGGACGCAAGAGCGGAGTCGTGGTACATGACGGCAGTCGTACCCGCTTCGATCTGGGTAACGGCTCCGTTGATGCCACCGAAGGCGGACGTGCCGTCACCGTTGAAGCCGCACTCGTCCTCCTTCTTGGCGAGGGCGTAGGCGATCTCGCCAGCCACGTCGTCGGCGAGGTTCACGAAGGCGTCTTCGTTGAGCTCGTTGGAAACGGTGGTCAGGACCATGAGCTTCTTCGCGACGAGGGTCACGCCCTCGAACGTCATGGTGCTCTCGGTTCCGGCGGTCGCTTCTCCGACGAAGTTCGCGGAGAGGGTTGCCGAACGTCGCGGCACGCGGAGGGTGTCGCTCGACATCGGACGGACGCGGGCGTTCCGACGGAAGACGCCGAACTGCTCGCGGAGTGAGATGAGCTCAGTCTCGAACTCATCGGGGACCAGGAAGCCACCGGCGGAGTTCACGCCCTCGGTGTGGGCCTTGACCTCAATCCCGTGGGTGTCGCAGAAGTTGAGACTCTTCCGGTTACCTCGGCTCGCCATGAGCCAGTGACCGAAGCGGAGGGCCTTGTCGACGGCGTCGCCGTTCGAGTCGTCCTTGAAGTTCTTCAGGCTTCCCCAGACCTTGGGGCGAACGACGGCCGGGGCGGAGAACTGAGCCGCGACGGTCGAGGCTCGCTTCCGCTGGTTCTTCGTGATCGTGATCTTCTGCATCGACTTCTCCTTGTCGTCTTCGTCCATATCGGCCTTCTCTTCGGACTCTTCGTCCTTCACGGCCTTCTCTTCCTCGTCCTCGACCATCTTCGGCATGAGGACGATCTCCACGTCGTCGGCGGACATCGGCTTGCCCTCTTCGTCGACGATCGCGACCTTCTCCATATAGAGGGCCTTCTGCTGCATGAAGTTATCCTCGCCGACCTGATCGGCGAGATTCTGGAGGTCGGTCTGGACCTCGCTGAGAGTTACCTGTCGCATGTTCATTCCATACTCCTGAACTGGTTTCTGTGAATGGTTTCGGGCATCCGTCCCATCGGTTCGGGCCTTTCGCCCACCCGCTCGGGAGCCTTCCCGCGATTACATATTCGAAAGTCTGAGGCGCGGAACCTTCGGCATGTTGACGAAGATCCGACGCCGGGAATCGTTGGTCAGCCATCGGTCGACGTGAGCCGGATCGACTGCACCCTTCCGGATGGCCGAGACGAGGGCGGTCGAGTTCGCAGGAAGCGGAGCCACGGAGACCTCGAGGAGCTTCCACTTCGAGAAGACCTGCCGCACGTTGTCCCCGTAGTCCTCGCGGTCCTTCTGCGTTGCCTTGCGTACGCCTCCAGGCTGAGGCAGAAAGCCCACCGAGATCCCCTTCACGACTCCCTGCTCGACGAGGCTCTCAACGAACTCCGGAAAGTACGCGCCCTCGAATTCGTCGGGACGCTTTGCGAACTCGATCGTGGCGTCGACCTTGCCCTTCCCTCGTCGGAGGTCTGTCACCTTCCCGACGGGCTGGGCGTAGTCGTGGTTGTAGAACACCACGGGATTCTTGTCGAACTCGGACGAATCCATACCCTGGGCGACGAGAACCTCGCCGTCGCGGTCGATCGTCTCGGTGGAGATGGTCGCGTCGACCTTGACGCCGTTCGACTTCTCCACCCTCGCGAAAAGCTGCTTTCTCTGCATCAGTCCTCCAACACCGCGACGAAGTCGCACCGGCAGTTCGGGTGAACCGTTCCCTGCATCGAGCGGCCCACGGTGAGCCGCCCGCCCTTCGATCCGATGATCGTCTCGCCCGCCTTCACGACGGGCTGGTCGACCGGG